TTAGATGCTATTGTTTATTTAGATGTTGATATTAATACTTGTGACCAACGTATTAAATCTAGGTCACGTATTGGAGAACATGATATTAAAATTGATTATCTAGAAAAATGTGCAAAATATCATGAAGAATGGATTCAAAATAGTAATTTTGTATTTAATGAAAATAAATTTATTCGTATCAATGGAAATACTAAGATGAATTATATTTTAAGTTCTATCCGAGATTTCTTGAAAACAATTAAAAAAAGTCAAAAAACAGCATTTATGAGAACTCCATTAATGATTGAAACATCTGATGATACAAAAAAATATTTAACTACATGCGAAAAATATTTAACTAAATGCGAAAAATATTTAACTACATGCGAAATTTGTAAAAATAAAATTTCTAAAGAATATTATTACTATGTTACACATTTGAAAAAGGACAATATAAATATGTGTAGTATTTGTTCTGAAATACTTATTAAACCTTTTTGTGATGACGGTTGGAAATTCATTCGATTTTATAATGCCTTTTAATTAAATTTCACAATAATTTTAATTGTTTCTTTCTTAATACATTTACATGCAAATACTGAGAGTTCCTCTCTTTTTTTACGTGTTTTTGTATTATCTACTGATTCAATAGATGATTCTGATGTTTCTGAATCGGTTGATGTACGATGTTTTGCTGTGCTATTTCTATTATTCATGTCTTTTTCAATAAATTCGTAATTTTCTTCTATAAAATCGATGATTTTGTTCTCTATTGCCCACTTAAAAAAATTGAGTTGGCCTATTGTTGTTTCCATAATTTTTTCTTCATCATATGGAATAGATATTCGTTCCCATCTACAGAATGGGTCAAATCTTCGTTTACTATATGCTTTTAATTTGAGTTTATAATCATTATATACTTTAAAACGTTTTATTTCTTCTTTATTATTTACTGTTGGAAGTTCATAAACAGTATAATATTTCTTTGCATAATTTGTAACAAACCAATCTACTATACGTAGTGAAATCTTGGTTTCTCCATTAATAATATGCATCATTTTTTTTAGGTTATCAGGATTTTGATAAAAATCTAACAAGTTTTTCATCAAAAGTTCATTTTGGGTATTTAAATTTGTAGAACAAAATGGCATTTTTTATGTTTTTAGTATATTACTATTTATGTTTATGCGGTTTTATTTTAAATATATTTTTTTGGTGGATTTTTTATCATAATATTATAATATTGTGTAAATAAATGGGATTTTTTGATTTTCTATTTCTTGATGCGGCTAGAAAAGGTATTGAAAAAAGTAACAATGAAATAAAATTTGATAATTTTGTTCCACAAGCAAGAAAAGAAGAATTTCTTACATTAATACCTCAATGTAAAATTCAAGAATCTGGAATGTTTGGTAATTATACTAGAGATATAGATATGGAAAATAAACTTATCAAAGGTGCAAATTTGGATTTAGCACATTTAGATTTATATGATTATTTAGTAAAAAAAAATGTAATTACCACATCAACAAGAGTCGGTATTATTTTTTCTTTTGATAGTACTTATACTATTAATAAAGATAAAATTTCTGTATCTGACTTAAAACAATTAATAAAAAAGGAAAATTCAGACTTTCCAAAATTATTAAAATGTTATAACATAAATTACGAAAAATTGTCTGATTTTTTAAAAAATTACGATTATAAACTTATTGATGAGGCAAAAGCTCTATTACCGGGAGATAAAAAAGGTGGTAAACGAAAAAAACATAAAAAAAACAAAACAAAAAGAAGAAAAAATCCATAAAATATTTATATTGCGATTTGATAGTATATTTGTTATGTCATTATTCCGGGGTTTTATAATTGATATTTTATTAATTGAAAATATCAATTTTCTTGTTTCGAAAAATTGAAATGATTTTTGTTTATTATATTAGAATGAATTGAAAATACAAAATGAATTCTGATTTGTTATTTTAATATTTGTTATTGAAATAATAATTGTTCCAATATTGTTATTTATACTTTATAAATTGTATACTAATTTTCATATGAATAGAAATAGAATTATTGTTGATAATATTATTCGAGAAATTAATCGTGGAAACAATACAGAAAATTTGAGTGAATGTAGCGAACCTGGGATAGATGAAAGTGTTTAAAGCATTTTTAATTTATGTTTTTATACATAATAATTTAAACGTGTCAATATTCAACATAATTAATTATTTATTATGACCTCCTCTGCCTTCACTTTTTTGCTCACCCGATTGGGTGAGAAAACATTTATAATCTTTTTTGATAATAAAATGTATTTCATTCATATTTTTTGCTCTGCTGAACGGCAGAGCAAAAAAAGTTTGTTCATTATTACCACCATGCTGTTCTTTATCTTGCTCGCTCGTATGAGCGAGCAAGATTTTATAATCTTTTTCAATTTTGAAATCAATTACAAAATCTCTTCATTGATTATAGTGTAAACAACAATAAAATGAATAATTGTTGTTAAATTCAGTAAAATTTTCTTTAATTTTATTAATTAAAACACTGTTATAACTATTAAGTAGTTTTGTTATAGGGTTCTTTTTGTTTTATTAAAACAAAAAGAAGTTTGTTTTTATTTTCAAAAAACAAAATCAGGATTATTATATTTAATACGTATATTATTCAAAAAAATATTCAATTCATTATTTAATATATAATCATTTGGTAATTTCATTTTATAATTCATTCTTTTTTCATCTCTTCTATCAAAAGATAAAAAAACTAAATCATTTTTATTTATAATTGATACGCTTTTTGGCAGTTCTCTTTGTTCTGTAAATGATTTTGGAAAAATATCATTTTCAAGATCTTCTATTACTTTATTTGCTTGATTTAATTTATCAAAAATAGATACTTCATTTGATTTTGAAGTTTCCCATCTTTTATTTAATTTTGGATGTTGTTCTACAGAAAAATATTCTCTTGCTTTATTATTTTTTTTATCATATACATTGTAATAATAAACAACATACTTTTTCAACATATCTTGAGATATTCCTTCAGGTAATAAACGAGCGTTTTTCTGTCTTTGTCTTTTTGTACCTGGACATATACCAGTAGAATTTTGTTCTTGTTCTTCACGTGTTGCTATACGCAAATTTTCTATAGTATTATTTAATTTATCTCTATCTATATGGTCTATACTAAATTTGGCTGTTCCTTGTCCATTTCCATAATAATTAGTAATTATCTGATGAATATATAATTGTTTATTTTTATTTTTTCCCGCAATATAACCATTTTCACATTTATGCCAAGTAATTTTTTGATTATTATTTTTTTCTTTTTCAAAATCCAATATTTTATTATATGAATCTATACATAATTTACATATAGTATCTTTTTCACAATACATTAATAAATATTCTTTATTATTTTCAACAATTTTCCATAATGGATTTTTTAATATAAATGCATCAATACCATTTCTGTTATAATGTCCTTGTATATATTCAGCATCATGATATGTTTTTTTTATAATATCATTATACTTGTGATATATTTTTACATTATTTCTTTTCAAATTATCAACATCACCATTTTTAAATTCATAATTAGTAGTTGTAAAATCAAATTTATAAATAAATTCAACTATAGTTATTTTTTTTCCATTTGTTGTATAGTAAGGATATTTTATATCTTCATTTAAAATAAATTTTTTTCGAGAATTCAAAATACTAATATGGTCTTCAATATCAATTATAAATACTTCATCATCATTATAAGAAATGTGTATACCACTATCTTCAATATCTTCATTACTATAAAAATACTCAGGACTAGAATATGGATAATTGTAATTTTCCATTTTATAAAGAATAATGTATACTATTCTTTATATTATTTTTTAATTATTTTGTTTTTCTAATATATTGTTTTTTAAATTATTTTATTTTTTAAGTAATATATAATTATATATACCAGCCATCCCACTCAATTACTATAAGCTACTCCGGCCATGCCACTCATGACTCGAAGGACGTTGTAATTGACTGCATAAACACGGACTTTGGCTGTTGCTGTTCCTTGAACAGTAGGAGCAGAGAGAACCAATTGAAGGACTGCATTATCAATGCGAGAAAAGTTGCAAGATCCGGAAGGTTGGTGTTCTTCTGGTCTTAAAGCAAATGAGTAAAGATTGATACCGGTATCTGGTGCGCGGGTGTGATGTTGATAAGGTTGAACAACATCGAAGTATGAGCCTTCACGTTCAGAAAAGCGGTCTTGACCATTGAGTTGGAGTTTAGCAGTGACACATGGGTTTTCACCCCAGCAATGCATGTCAAGAGCGGTTTCAGAGAGAACAAAGGAACCAGCATCAGATACAAGGGAACCGGTTTGAGCATCATCTTGAGAAAAAGGAGTTAGACGACTTCCATCTACACCTGATGTCCATTCAGCAATTTTACCAGGAAAACCGGCAGAAGCGTTTTCGGCACCGGCCAAACTGAAAAGTCCAGAAGAATTAATATAGCTAGAAGTTTCAACATTTGAACCACCAAAAGCGTGTACGGCATTAGGAAGAGCATCAATAGCATCAGTGTAATTGAAAGGTTGTGCACCAAGAGTGTTGAATAGAATAGAACCAGCAATCAATGAAGCACAATAATCAACATTAGCATCTGGTTGAACTACCCATATCAATTCTTTACATGGATGGTTAAAATTTAGCTTAATTTTATTCGATGAACTTCCAACACTTTCATCACCTGTAAATTGGACTTGTTCGAAAAGATATTCGTGGGGGTTTTGTGCCATTTTACGTCTTTCGTCAGTGTCAAGGAAAATATAGTCAACATATAATGATGCAGCAACAAGGGATTGTTGATAAGCAAGAGAAGAAGAAACAGTAGTATTATTACCAGTCAAAGTAGATACTGCCCACAAGCATTCTCCAATAGGGCGGATATCAAGGTTGATTTTAACTTCGTGATACTGTACATCACAAGTACCCTTCCTTTCGGAATATTTATAGTTATCCTCATACTATTCAACCAATATTAAATATGAGAATTAAAAAAACTAGGGATTAGACTTTATCTTAAGCCATCATAGAAGTTAATTAAACTTCTCAGACCCATAACCATTAAGTCGTTGAACCTTCCTCATGTCCTTATTATAACGGATTTAGAGGCTTGGCTGCGGATTGTCCATTTCAAATGCAAATTTAATAGCATTATCATCCGAGGGATTATTACCATACCTGAAGTTTTTTTTCTTCAGCCACTGTAAACTTTTATTTACAGTTTGGTACCCTAACAGGGAAACCTACGGTTTCCCCTGTGACCCCTTCCCTTTAGAGAAATTTTTTTGAAGGAGGGGTCGCAGGGGAACCATTGGTTCCCTGCTTTTTCGGTTTTAGGAGTTTCCCGAACAATTTGGATATGTTGCCAATTATTACATATTTAGTAACAATTGACTAGCACCTGAGAACGAGAAATAAACTCGTCACGAGACTCAAACATTTTTTCCTTAAAACAGTGCTCGGATGTTTTAAGATGAGTGCTTTTCTGCCCTACAGTTTTCAAGGCAATAAGGGGGAGTGCAAGACCAGGGTTGCGGTTAAACCAGAACATCAAAGGGATATAAAGGGTGGTTTCAGGGAGGGCGTTACGAGGAGCGCAGACTTGGTTGACAGAACCAGTGGAAGCACATGGACCAGAAATACCAGTGAATTGGGGATCAGTGATATAAGTGAGTTGAGTAGTGTTTCCAATCATTTTGAAGTAACCACGGTGTTGTTCAGATGACATGGTAAGTTGATTCCAGATGTGCATCCAATCACCATATTGACGGTCAATGCGTTGACCACCAATTTCAACTTCAACTTGGGCAATAAGTTGTTCACCAATGTAATCCAACCAACGGGCATAAAGAGCCATAGATTGATTGATTTCAGGAAGGGTGACTTGGAGGTAGGTGCGGTAGCAAAGGTC